CCGTAGAACTTTGAGAACCACATCTTGCCGACATCCAGTGTTACATCCTTACCTCCGATTGTGTGTGTGATTTGTTTCATGTGTTATTAGCTTGCAGGTGTAGTATCAATGTCTCCCTCAATCTCGATAGTCATTGTGAACTTAGCAGTCTGACCGCTAACATTCTGCTGACCGAGAGCTGAAATCCAACCATAACCACCATGATAGACAGTCTCGGCTGAATCTGTCAAATGCCAGTACTTCTTTGTGTTGTTGGCATACAGAGTTTGAAAATCATTGAATGAAGCCTCGTTGGGATCAGGAACAGTGTCAACTACCGCATTCAGAGTGAAACGGTTGTTTTGAGGTCCTAATACTTTCAAAGTTCCACAGTTAGTCTCATCACTAACTACATTGCGGCTGCCGTCGAATGATCCCTCACTCTGGCAAACAGCCGACTTTCTTGCACCATTCGGAGTGTCTGAATATTGAATAAACATCACACTGCCGGAGATTGTTGTAGCATCTGCCATTTGTTTTTATTTAATTTTGATTAAGAATATGCTCATATCTAAGTAAAAGCCTAAATAGTTTCTCAGAGCCATCATCTTCGTAAAGCTCGGTCTCTGATTGAATCGTTATCTGTGTAATCTGATGGTCTGGTATGGTTATGCCAAAAGAGTTAGGTGCGAGGATTATCTCATCGTAAATCTCCTGAGCTATATCGTAAGCAGTCTTACTATTTCCTATGGTAGCAAATTTGGTTAGTATATCTACCACAATAATTGCAGACTGAAAAAATGCAGAGTTGTTTAGGTCTGTCTGGGTACTACCCTCTGACCTTATTAGTACATAGTTGCCATTCTGACTCAAAGGCACAGCATCCTTATAGACAGGTACACTAATAACCCCATCCAAGGTCTTGTACCATTCAGTCTTTAGGTCATATAGTGCGGTCTTAAATGCCATTTAGTACTCTTGTAACATTAGTTATCAATTTCTCCCTCACAATCGGTACTTGCTTAAAAAAGAATGGCTTGGGGCTTATTCCTTTCTTATAGATAGACCGAGCAATCAAAAAGGCTGCTCTGTTTGCCTCTTTACCCTTTGCAATCCCTTTTCTCTTTACCCATCCTTTGATAGCATCTATCAGCTTTAAAGTTCCCGATCCTTTTGCCCCCTTAAACTGAGAGGCATATTCCTCGGTCCCTGGGTATGGGTTGAATTTAGTCTTTGTGCCAAACTCAATGAATGGAGCATAAAAGACATTAGCCGAAACCACATAGGACATATCCCCTTCCTTGCTTTGTGTTATCGACCTGAATAAAGTGCCTCTGTCTCCTCCTTGGCTGGCCAAATCTCTCTTAGCTAAAGCCACAAAGTCAAAGGCAGCGACTTGAAGCTCTGCATCTACATCGGTCTTTAATTCCTTACTGGCCGAGTCTATGCGGCTTTTTAAGCTGTCTAATCCTATGACATTAACTTTAACCAAAGATGGTAAATGCGGTTACTTCCCAATAAAATCGTTTCTCATCAATCCTTCTCACAGCACTAATAGAATAGGTCTGGCCGAAATATTCTATCTTGTAGTCAGGTGTGATATTGTAGCCTCTGAATGGTAGCTTAAAGGTCTTAGTGTCTGACATATCTGTCCGACCATCAGCCTGAGTCCTACCACCTCCCTCATCACTAATCTCAGCCCACATCTTATAGGTTACTGCCACCGTATCGGTAGCATCCCCATCGGCATCGATAGTGTTAGTGTATTTTAGGAGCTTTATCGGTTTGAGGTTGCCTATCATCCTAACCAGTTGACTGTTTTATATCTACTTGCCAGATTCATGGCCTCCCGGCTCATGCCTTCCTTATTCTCATCCCCTCTATTGATATATCTATAAGCGACCTCTTTATACATGGCATCCTTTAGTCCTTTAGGTAGATCAGTATAACCAGCCTCGTAAAGCATGGTCATATTCTCATACTTGGGGTTCTTTAGGATGCGACCATTTAAGGACACATCAAAGTCATCTGTGCTTATACTATCTCCCTCATCATCTTTGACATTTAGGATAGTAGTTACCGGACCAAAGGGAATCTCAAAGCCCCCAGCCAAGTTAGTGAACTCAATCTCCCAAGTTTTAGGAACTAAGCTCAGGCCAGTAAACTCCTCAATCCTTTCTCTGGCAGAGGTAATCAGATCAGCAATCAGAGCATCATCATCATCAAAGTCAGATGGAATGCTATCTGAGCTGTCTATAAACCCTTCCAATCTCAGGTAGTTCTTAACCTCATTTACTGTCAGAGGCTCGACTATTCCCGATTCATTGGTCTGGTCCTCCCAGTCGATAAGTAGATTGTAAAGCATAGATATTTATTAAAAAAAGGGGCCAGCCGAAACCGGCCCCACCACATCAAACCACAGCACCTATTTAGAATGATCCGTAGATGATTGCATCTGTTCTCATAATGTTGATGTCTTCAAAACACTCAACACGAGCAGTTACCAGGTTTCTCTGGAAGTTGTCGCTATCCTCATAAGAAAACTCTACACGCAATCCCTCGGTCTCAACACGCTCGAGGTAGTTAGCATCGATGATAAGGGCTTTGTCGTTAGTAACCCATGAAGCACCGATTACAGGCACTCCAGCGATACGGACATTACCATTGGCATCGATTACGAAACCACCAGGAACTGAGTAGTCAGTTGGCTTAGTCTTAAGCAAGTCAGCCCACTGAGCATAGCTTACGAGAGCAAATGAAGCCTCGAAGTTAGCATCCAGTTGGTTGGCAATCCAGTCAACCAGTTGCTCAGCATCAACAGAGGCAGAGGTAGTAGTAGAACCAGTTGCAGCAGTTGATACAGCAGTAAAGAATGTGCTGTTCTCTTTCTTGTAGAAATCACGCAGCAGCATTCTCTGGAGGGTATTCTGCAAGAAAGGCAATTGGAACATCATCTGCTTTGAGAAACGAGCGAAACCAGCAATGTAGTCAGATACTACTTTCACCTCAGTCAGGTCGTAGTCAATCTGGCTCTTTGCGTTACCCTCAGTCTGGATTCCGATAGAACCCTCAGTACCAGTCTCACGATAGGTAACATAAAGTCCGGTTGGAGATACAGCAGTAGGGATAAGATCACGCATGTTAATCTTCTGAGCAGGCACCAAACCTTGACGCTGATTGTAAGTAGCAACACCATCTCCAGAAAGGTTGTTTCCGAGGGTCATTGTGCCAACACTTTTCAGGTCGATAGTCAACTTTGCATTCTTGTTCTTTTGGAACTCTTTTAACTCAGCTTGCTTAGCTTCAAAAGCCTCAGCAATAGCCTCATTGTAAGCCTCGCCAAAAGACTTGTTCTTGTTGTCAACTTTCTTAGCTGACTTCTCAGCAATCAGTTGGTCAAGAGCAGCTTGGTTTTTCTTAGAAGCCTCATCCATAGTTACAACAGCAGCCTTTACTTCAGCTACTTGGTTTTTTACATCAGCAATGGCAGCCTCATTGGCAGCCTTCATCTTTTCTACTGACTCGGTAGCTGATTTTACCGCAGTCTCGATGCTTTTCAATTCATCCATTGTTAGGAATTTAATTTAGTTATTAGATTTGTTAAGTTATGCTTTAATCCACTTAGGTCAATCTCCGGCTCCTTGACTTCTGGAACTGCAATTGCGGGTTCCTCTGCTTTGGGAGTGGACTCAATAGATATAAGGGATTTTATTGCCTCGTTTATTTGTGCTACTCTGATTTCGATAAACTCGAATGCCTCATCAGAGAAGCGGCCATCTTTCAATGATTTTAAGAGCAGGCTAAGCTCTTTAGACAGTTTCTCATGCTGGCTCATTACCTCCTCTGTTGACTTACCCACCTCAATAGTTGGTGTATTAGGATTTGCCCCCCAAAGGACCGCTGAACCTTCAAAAAGGAGAATCTCTTTGATAAGGTTATACTCCCCTTCGGCACTCTTTTGATTCTCGGCTTTGATAGTCCTAAAGCCAACTGAATGTTGGTTAATATGACCAGACTTATAGAACTCTAAGACATCGTTGCCCCATGTAGTGTTAGGAACATCGGTAACCCCTACCAGATAGTCCTTTTCTACATATAGTTCAGAGAACTTGCCAATGGCTGACTTTAGGCTTGGGTTATGGTCTGTTAAGTGCCAAATAAGGTTTGCACCTTTAGGACCTCTTTCTGCCATAGTCTTGTTGTAGGCATTAAAGTCGATGACATCATTGTCAAGGTCTTTAGAGCCCATCTGGCTAATTGCAACCTTTACCTTTCTGGTAGTAGTGCTAACATCTTGCACTGAGTTGCTTACTGTCTTTTGTTCAAAGTATCTTTTCATATTCAATATTTGGGGAGGGTTGACCCTGGTTATTGTTTCATTATTCCGCAGTACTGGCCTTAGCCGATCAAGCACCTCCCATATTTATTAGTCTGCCTCTACTATCTCTTTTAGGTACAACAATATAAGAACATCTACAATTTATGACCATTGCGGCTGATCCACCGGGAGCCAACGGATATTCTATGTTCTCGCCACTCCTTGGGTCCACAAAGTTCTCATAGAACCCAACTACTTGACCATCCATGTGAAAGTGGTCTTTAGGTTGCTCAGGCTTAAATCCTCTGGTCCGAGAATCTCTAAAGGCAATCCACTCTTTAACCATCTCGTAATTGAATGACTCGGCCGCTGCCTTTATTCCAGTGTTTGCCGCCCTACCTACCTCAGTCCTCACAATCCTTTCGGCTTGCATGGCTGTAAAGCCGGACTGCTCTAAGGTCTTGACAATCTCATCCACAGTCTGCTCTTTTATGATGGCATTCTGTAAGACAAGGAGCAAATGGTTCCTAAGTGTCTCTGAGGTCTTGACCACTGCATACTGCAATAAGGTCCTCTCTAACTCATCAATGATAAACTTAGTCCACTGCTCATCTCTGCCTATCCCTTTCTGATTTGCCTCCCTTCGGATTAGCTTGTACATCTGGTTGGCATGATAGACCCCGACTTGTTTGTAGATAGACTCTATTGGTTTATAGAGTTCATCATTGTAAAGTGTGGTTCTCAGTCTGCTTTGGGCTTGTCTGGCTCCTACTTTCTTTATTGTACCTATCAAAGAACTGACAACTTTATCCAGTTGTCTTTTGACCTTAGGAAAGTGTGTTTTGGCAAACTTCCGATTGGTCCTCGTGAAGTTCTCCGCATACTCTTTTCTCTCTTTGTCGGTCATTCATCAACCTATTTTTTAATGCCAATCTCTTGACATCCATTTTAGCTTTTAATAACGCACAGCACCTCTCCTTCTTTGTTACCGGGTAGGTTGTGCGGACAATCTCATCAATCGTCATTCATTTCCTCATTTTCCTCCTCTACCTCATCTTCTACCTCGTTAACATCGCTGAGGTCCATGTTTGGAGTCTCGTACTCACTAAGAGGCATTCCATCTTGGGGAGTTATCCAAGGCTCATCAAACAGAGGATTGTCTATTCTTTCAAGGCCTAAGTGCATTCTTTGCTCGTTCGGGCTAAGGGCTTTGAGGTCCTTAATCCAGCTTGACTTTTCGACTACATCCTCTTGGAGTTCGGTAAATACAGTATGGTCAAAGTCGATATAGATATTCTGGCCTTTATATCCCCAGTCGGTTTGCAGCTTTCTGTTGAAGTGGTTTCTAAAGGAAACTAATTGAGGCATGGCACAGCGAGTGGTAAGGGCTTTCTCAGCCTCTCTTACGTTGTTATATGTCGAACTTTCGCTATCTCCTACCAACTGAGAAGGCACTCCATAAACGGATGCAAACCGCTTTAAATCCCATTTTTCAGAGTCTATAATGGATAACTCTACTGGGTTAAGCCCAACAGACTGCCAGCCCATCTTGTAACCAGAGACACCAATGCGGCCCCAGTTCTCTGATCCGACCCATTCTCCTTTTCCTACGAGTTTACTCTTAATAGCCTCTACTTGCTTTCTTGTATCAGCTACATCTACTCCTCCACCGATAACTCTGGGGTCATCGACATAAAGGACACCCTTTACCCCTTGGTTCTCCAACATAGCGGCACTGGCCTTAATAGCCGAGTTACTTCTACTTAATCTTCTAAGGGCAGCTTTAAGTGGGCTCATTCCGTACAGATGGGCTCCATTGACATCCCAGTCATAGTTCTGGTATTTGTCATGTAAGACCTGCTGTTTAGGGAATAAGGCATTTGACAGGACCGGAATCATATACCCATCTTCGACAATAGGGAACAGATTGGTCGAGGCTATGATAGATACCTCTTGATAAGGTAGGTTGTGCAGTTGGTATGGTTTACCCTGATTGGCTCCCATGTCAAGCATCTGAGCCCATACACAGCGACCTCCAGTAATTAGCTTCCACCCAGTTGAGTTGGCTACTAAATCTTGAAAGGTC